TCAGTGAAGCCATTTCCTCCAATAGAGCGTATGCGCCCAAGCCCAAGGCATCTCGGGTTCGAAGAGCCGATAACCTGCCTGAATGAAGTTGTTCGCAGACACCGGGTTATCCGTCGTGTCCGAGACGATGCTGTTCCATCCCACACGCCGTCCTCTCGCCTCGACGACGCGCATCAATCTGCGCTGGAGGCCGCGCCCCCAGTGACGCTGCAGAACACCAACTCGGGAGAAATACCCACCATTTCTGACATGCGTGGAGGGAACTACGCCGGCAAAGCCGATTGCATTATCATCGTGGTAGGCTAACCACCACGCCCCCAACTCGAATCGAGGCATGACGGCCGAATCCAGGAACGTCAACTGATGCAAATCAGACAATGCATCAGCGACCTCGTCATCGGATGCATCGACGATGCGGATTCTGTACATGGATCAGACCATTTGCGAGGAATGACATGACCGAAACTGCGGCGTTGCCGCCGGAGCGCGAATTCTCACTTGCCGAGCACGACTTTGACGCCTAGCCAAACGGCTCCCATCAATCCCGTGGCGACCACCGTGACCACGGCTTTGAAGGTGTAGCTCTGCGCCTGCTCCACGCTCTTGCGCCACCTGCGCAGGTGCTGGAAATCCGCCCTCAGTTCTTTGCGATCGTCATCTTCGATTCCAAAAGCCGCCAGCACGGATGCCACGGCCTTCAATACGATCGCATCGATGCTCTCCTGCTGGAGCCTGTGCTGCTCGGCCAGCGTCTCGGCGACAATGGCCTTGATCTCGTCGTCCGCCATCTTCATCGCTTGATGATCCTCGCAACATTCTCGAAGCCGCGCTTGGCGAAGTAGAACGATACGACCAGGTTCGCCGTGATCGCTGCAAATCCCGCCAGAGCGTCCGTCGAGCCCAATCCTAGAACCTTGTCCCAGACAAGGAGCTTCGCGAAATAAAGCGTCACGCAATAGCCCATCAACTTGTCCGGCTCGTACCAATGCCCGATCTCCGCGATGCGGTACTGCATGACAGCGTTGGTCTCGGCCGTCTGCGACGCGATCTCGCGCGCGGCGAGATCGGCCGCAATCTTGCTGTCGACATTTTCGGCCTTCAGCTTGGCGCTGTAGGCTTCGATCAGCGCCTTGACAACGGGGCCGCCGAGAAACGAGATGATCGTCATCCACATCAGGTGCTCCTCCGCAGAGTTCGCAAGCGTGCGATGATCGTCACCACGGAGATCACCAACAGAATGCGTCCCGTTGTCTTGACGTCGCCGATGGCTGCGCCGATCTGGTCCTTGACGGCGGGATCTCCAAGCGTGTCGGCGAGGTCGTCAATGACCGAAGCCATCGCACCCGCGAGCGCGACGCAATAGCTCCACGCAATCGTCACGGAGTTCAGGCAGATCGCCTTGAGTCTTGCGAGCATCATGATTTCCTACGCAGCGCCGCTACCCGGGTCTTGACCGAGTTGATGAGAGCCTCAGTTCCAGACACCAGCTTGCGGAGCGGATCTCTGCAGAACCAGCAAGCTCCAAAGCCCGCAGCAAAGACGAAGATGTCGAGGATCGTCCGCATTTTCATGTCCTTCCGAGAATTGCTTTGAACAAATTGACGACGAACGCGCCGATCGAACCCTTCGATGGGTTCGCCAATGAGGGCTTCGCAGAACCTGCGACAGGCGGCCTCTCTGCATCCTTCGCCCTCGCAAGGCTGATTTCGGGATCGATCTCCATCAGCGCGATCAGAAGCGCCGCGCATCCGAGTTGCGGATCGACCTTGCCTGGGTCGTAAACGCCATCGCGGACATATTTCCCGGCGCGGTATTGGTCGGTACCGGACCAGAGATAGGGCGACGGCATGCCGCGGGTTGCGTAACCTAGCCCGTTGTAAGTCTCGAGCGCCGTCAACGCCGCTGCAACCGACCAGTCCTTGTGTCGCGCAAGGAAGGGAGGACACTTGGCCAGCGCATCGATCGCCGCAGCCTCCCATGAGGCGAACGGGCCACGCCGCGCCGGCACGTGGACCGACACGCGATCCCACGGGTCACCCTGCGCCAGCGATCCCCGCCAGTCCTGTGAGGATTCCCGCTCATGAATGACGGCGATCGCCGGCCAGGGAACGCCGGTCTCGCGTTCGACGGCCTGGTATCGGGCCTTGGCCTTGTAGAGACGCAAGGCAACCTTGGCCGCCTCGGCCTTCCGGGTCGGCCTGGCATTGGACCAGCGGTCCGCATTCGCCCGCGTGAGGGCGTTGAGGTCTACCATTGGGGGTACTCGATTATGATTGAATGCGCTTTGTGTAGGCGACGCTGGCGGCCGCAAAGAACCGCACACGCAATCGAAATTCGAACCGTTTCCGTGGAAAAGGGGGCCGGGCGTACGCTTCCGCGGATTGCCAGGCTATTTCCGAGTATTGCGCTATCTGAGGCTGTGCTATTACCTACAGACTAAGGGAGCGATTGAATGGGACTGGTCAAAAAGATCGAAAACAAAATCGTACGTCCCGCGTTGCGGTGGGCACGTCCGGCCAAGCGCGTAACGCTGGGCGGGATCACCATCGAATACAAGGCTGAGCTCGACGGCGGGGGAATCGAATTCGGCCAGGATTTCATTCCGTTCTTGCGATCCCGCAACATGCCTAAGCAACAGCGCGCTTTTGAATGGTGCTCCGGCCCTGCCTTCATAGGGTTTTCGCTACTGGGGAACGGTCTCTGCGAAACGCTCTGCTTGGCGGACATCAATCCGGCGGCCGTAGATTCCTGCCGGGGCACCGTACGACAGAACCGCCTTGAAAATAGCGTTTCAGTTTACCATTCGAACAACCTTCAGAGCATACCTGAGAGCGAGCGATGGGATTTGGTAGTAAGCAATCCGCCCCATTTCGTCGATCAGTACGAAGGGGATATCCGCGCACATGATCCCGGCTGGAACATCCACCGCGAGTTCTTCTCCACCGTACCCCAGTATCTTAAGGACGATGGAGTCATTGTTCTGCAAGAGAACAATCGCGGATCGACGGTCGAAACCTTCCGCGAGATGATCGAGCATGCCGGACTCGAAATCACCTTTACCCACGGTGACAGCAAGGAACTCACTGCAACGAGTGAGTTCTTCTTTATCGGAATCGTGAAGAAAGGAGCCTCTCCGCCCAAATGGGCTAAATGATCCTCAGGATTTTGTTTAGCATCATCGTTGGTTGCATATTGGTGAATACGGCAGAAACGCCACCTTGCGGGGCGCCAGCGAAGGTCGATGGTGCCTGTGACGCGCTTATCGGACTGCCATTATTCGTGGTACCGGCTCCGTTGCCGTTGGCCCAAAAGCTACCGGGGCAATTCACAACGCTTGGGCTGATCGTGATCGCGCCGTTGGCTATTGTGCCGGTAGGCGTATAGGGCGGAAGGTTCGCAGTAACAAGCTGGCTTGTTTGACCACCGCCCGTCGCGCCGCGAGTATTCCCATCTGGGTATATGGTTGCGGAATTGACGACTGACGAACTGCTATCCAACATCGCCACTACGCGGCCTCGAAGATCTGGGACGTTGAAGGTCGTTGAGCCATCTCCGCTCCCGAAAGTCGTGCCCACGAGCGCGAAGTAGGCCGTGTAGGTGGAGCGCGAGATTGGTTGCCCCGCCGGAATTATAAAAGCTGAATTGGGCGCGATGGCACCTGTGTAATCGATCAGCCCTCCAATTGGCACCAGATATGGAGATCCATAGAAGCCCCGCAAATAGAATGCCTGATCTGCGTGATTATACACCGCCACATAAGGAGTACCTTGGATCAGCACACCGACCGGAAGTTCCGCGCTCGGCGCAGATCGCAGTGGCTTCCCACCCAGCGAATCGACATTGATCGTCACAGTCGCGCCGTTCGTCGCATGCGGCGTGAACGCGATCATTTGGCCGTTCAATTGCGCGAGCGACTGAAACACCTGGTAGGTACTGACGGCATAGGCGGTGCTGGTGCCGGTCGTGACGATGGCGCCAGCGACGTCGTCGCGGTACTTCGCAATCGCCGCCATCATCGCGCGAGCCGAGTCGTTGACGCTGGCGGGCGACTGGCCTTCGGCCCAATTGATCGTCGAATCTGCCGTGGCGTCGGCGGACGCCGTTTGCGACCATCTGTAAAGAGTCATCCATTATCCTTGTTCGATTGCGACGCCGTGAGGCGTCATCGCGCGGCCCGATAAGGTCGCGGCTAATTGCCTTCAGTCCGGCGCTTTCGTCTCATTGCCGCACAGCGCAATGTACTGATCGCAGCGACAGGATGGCGCCCGGGCCGTCAGGAGGTTGCGGATCACGCCTGCGGGGACGCCGGGACTTTCGCTTGCGATCCGGGCGACGCGCGCGTCGATGATGCCGTCGATCTCGGCTCGCAATTCCTCGATGCGGTCTTCAATTCTGGTCGTGCGTTGCGGCTTCGTTACCATTGGCGTCTCCGTCCTTCGCTTTGGCCTCGAGCGCTGCCAGCTTCTGGCGCGCGGAGGCAGCTTCGTTTTGCGCCCGCCGCAGCGCACGTTCGCGCTGCGCTTCGTGCGCGGCGAGATAAAGCTGGATGTCGTAAGGGAGCGCGGCGAACCGCTGCTTGAACGGCCCCGGCCAGGACCGTGGTGGTGAGACGGCTGCGGTCGCGCTGATCGCGCTCGCCGCCGCGCCGCCGAGGGTCGGATCGGCGAGACCGAGCGACACGTGCATCCGCGAGATATCCTGCACAGCCGGCCAGAGCCGGCTCATACCGAGCGAGGCGCAATCGGTCACGAAACGTGCGATCGACGCCGGCGCGGCTGGACAGGCGGTCACGCCGTTCAGTTCACACCATCTCGCGAATATCGGCGCATCGCGCAGGCGCGCCTGCGCAAGCGCCGTCAGCAGTGGATGGGTCATCGCTTGGCTTTACGCAAGGCCTCATGAAGGCTGCCCATGTGCCGACGCAGATCGACGAGCTGAACCCGCTTTCGCAAGCTATGAGGGCTTGAGTCGATCTCTCCGCCCAATTCGGCGTCGAACCTCTCGAGCGCGGCCACGCGTTTCTTCAGTCCGTAGAGCGCGAAGTTCTCCGCGATGCGATCCGATGACATCGGCTCGCCATAGAGATTCCCGGTGATGGATTCGGCTCGTTCAATGATATTTCGGTCGTCTTCACTCATAATGCGCGTCCTCAGACATCATTTCGGTCGACCGGTCAGTACGGCGAGAAAAAGATCGGCGGCGAGATACGAAGCTCGGGTCTTTCGGCCGGCTGCTGCGACGGCGTTGGCTGACCCATCGTGTCCGCCCTGGCTCCCGTTGCGGCAGGCGCGTTCATCTCATCCATGGGATACCCGAGGCCCGCGTACGGGTGGAGTTCATGCCGGATCCTGTGATCCGGCTCGGACCAGATGAGCCGGGCTCGCTCGTTCAGACCGGGAAGAATTCCTGTCCCGTAGCCCTCGGTTACGACATACAGGTCGTCGCCTCTCTGCACGATCGAACGAAAGACGTTGCCAGGATGGAGAACATGACCAGGCTTCGTGGTGTTCACGATCGTCAAGCGGTCGTCATCCACGTGCTGGCGAATGGGGCCCAATCCTGGGACATCCATGACCGCTCCCTCGGCGCTGGTTTGGTCGCCTTGAAACGGTATCGCATGCCTTTTGAGGGCTTCAAACGCCGATAGAGGCGTGTTGCCCTGCTTGGTGTTTCCGACCCACTGTTCTGTTTGGTAGTGGTGCGGCCCGCTCGGCACCGTGATCTGCCGGCCGCCCGAGAAAGGAATTCGGTATTGTATTGGCGATTGCATCGTAGGATCCACGCGTAACGCTCCACTTGCTTGCAATGGGAATTGAGCGCACGACATCTCGAAGCGCGCGAGCTCGATGATTGAGGATTGGAGATTGGCCCGTCAGCAACGGCGCTGACGCGGGGCTCGGCTGATCGCAGGAGCGACGCCGTTCAATGAACATCGGAACGCGCGACATCATGCTTGAGAGTCGAACGTCACAATCTCGAAAATTTAAAGCGAACGCCGCAAGCCGGCTTAAGCGTCACACGTGGATCGGTCGACGCGCACACCGGCCTTGCGCCGCCGGATCAGGCACCCCGTGGCAGCAACCGTGAATAGCGAAAAGAGATTGGTGGCGGATAGGACAAGGGCCACGATGATAGGTCCATCTGCAGTTCGCGGAATGTCGTTCGGACCGGGCCAAAACAGCACGGTAAGCACCCCTACGAATAGTATATTGGCGAGCGTCACGCCCGCTGCGAACCTCGGCATCGGCGACAATCGGACACCAAACAGCTCGGGCGTCACGACGAGAGTTGCTCCCAGGAAAAGACAGACGAAATGCAACAACGATAGTGAAATGGCCGCTGGTGCGAACGAACCGATGGGTATCAATCCATAGGATACGAAAAGGCCCACGGCCTCAACAAGCAAGAATTTGATGAAGAAATCGAGGACGATCATCGACAGCCACTGGGACACCGAAAAATTCATTCTGTCCTCATCCCGTGCCGATCGAATATCTGTCCGGCTTAACACGCGGAAGCGCTAGTCCTGAAGCGCACCATTTCGGGTCAAAAACGGAAGATATCCGATCCCCCAATGGAAATTCCGTACGACTTGGCGACGCCGGCCAAACCAGCTCGCGCAACTGAGAACCGATCCAGCTCAAACGACCGAGGTTACCTGGTCCCAGATAAACACCCCCGACGAACATGGAACAAAAAGAGAACAATGTCAACAGCCGCAGTAATGTCAATCAGGCTCATTCGCCATGAGCTCGTCTCGCCTGGTAGAGCGCGACCGCATCCTTGAGATCCCCCGAGCTCGAAAGCCGGGCGCTCAGCGTGCGCAAATCCTGCTGGCCGCGCTCTCCTCGGCTCGATGCCATGCCCGGCCTTTGCACCGGCGGCATTGGCTTCGCCGCAATCGCATCCTTCGCCTTCATCATCAATCGGTATTTTCCGGCATCATACATCATGCGCTGGAAGGTGGCATTGCGCATCAAGGGCTCGCTTGCGAACAGGCGTTGCATTTCTTCTGCCTCGATGCCGCTGGCCTGGGCCGACGCCATGATCTCTTGCGCTACGGCCTGCCTGACGTCCCGCGTCTCCTCCTTCAGCATCGCTTCAAGCCGGGCATCTTCGGCTTTCGCATAATTCTGAAAGTTGTGCCGCGCGGCATCGGCCGTCCGCCGCATCTCCTCATTCTGCCGGGCGCGCAATTGCTCGCTCCCCGCGATGATCGCCTGGATGCGCTGCAGCTTCGCGGGATCTTGTTGCGCGATTTGCGCAAGGGCTTCCGGCAGCCGCTCCGGCGCGAGGCTTGCCAGCTCCGGAAACTGGCTGATGAAGCTCACTTGGGCGACTTGCATGGCGGCATCGAGACCCTCGACATAGCTTCGCCGCGCGCGCTCGACCTCGCCGACTTTCTCCTCGAGCGCCAGCCGCACCTGCGGATGTTGCATGAGCTGCTCGAGATCGGGATCGAGCTGCGCCGCGCGCTTGCCTTGATCCTCTACCGCCTCCGCCGGCGCTCCGATGCCTTCATTGGGGTCATCACTGTGCTCGGGTGCCTCAAAGCCGTAGAACTCCGGCGCATCGGGATCGTTGGCAGTGACCTTCGCACGTAGCGCATCGATCCTGGCGGCCAGCGCTTCCGATGACTCGTTCTCGGCGATCTGCCTGTCGCCGGCCGTGGCGCTTGCGTAGTCCCGCGCGGCGCGCGCCAGTGTGACGGCTTCGGTCGCAGCCGCAGGCTTGCCCTCGCCGTCGGTGTATTGCCTCACGACGACTTTGGGCTGTTGATCTGACAATTGGTCCGCGGCATCGCGCAGCGAGGCGCTGTCGCCGTCGATGGAATCGGACAGCACTTGCTTCTCTGGATCTGGCATCTGCGCATAACCGGCGTTGGCCAAGTCGAAAGCGGCACCAGTCAGTTCCGTGTCGGTTTGGATCGTCATGTTAGAACCCGTTCGGCTTGGCGGCCTTGATCAGACCGCTAATTCCGTTCGCTATTGTCGCAAACTGATCGACGCCGGATTTCTGCTGCGTTCCCGTCGTCGTGCTGTTACCCTGCTGCCCGAGCTGCGCAATGGGCACGCCGATCTGCGCGAGCAAGCTCAGCGCCTGCACGGGAATGCCGCGTCGCTGCGCCTCTTCCGCGAGCGTGGCATTGGCTCCGTAATTCTTGGCATCGAGTGCCGCTTGCGCAGCGGTGACACCCTGACCGCGATTGGCGAGATCACTCTGCTGCATCTGCGTCAGCGTATTGGCCGTGGTATTGCCGGCATTGTAGAGCGCGCCCGCGGCGGCTAGCTGGTTTGCCACGTCCTGGTTGTATTGCGCGGCGATCACCGGCGCCTCGGCCGCCGTGACACCCCTGCCATAGGCCATCAAATTGGCACCGCTGAAGTCGCGGCCTGCGGCAGCAAACTGCGAGTTGACGGAGTCGCCGACGTCGGAACGGATCTGGGCGAGCTGCGCCATCAAGGCTGGATTGTTGCCGACCATGCTGCCAGTCGCGTAGGGATTCAGCATCTTGCGGTAGGCTGCGAGATTGTCCTGCACGGCGCCGGCCTGCGCAGTGGCGCCGCCGCCATTCAGCAACGAGTCCGCATAGCTTCCGATTTGACCGGCATAGGGATTGCCCGCGGCAGCGTTGTTCTTCAACGTATCGAGCGCGGAGGTCTCGGATGACGTCAAGCCGGTGTTGTTGAGGCCCGTGCTGATCTGGCCCAACATCGTTTGCAGCGCCGGCTGCGCGGCAGCCCACGGTGCACTCTGTGACTGCACGGTCTGCGTGGAAGTGGATTGTCCGCCCATGGACGGTGCTCCTTCTGGTGTTGACTCTGCTGTGGGGGGCCCTGATCCGGGGGGCCGCGAAGCTGACGATGCGGCCGGACGACGGTTCAGGGGTCGTAAATCACCCGCCGGTTCAGGCCCAATCGTATCGTAATCTTGTCGACCTCTTCCTGGCTGTCTGGATAATGCTGGTCGCCGCCGGAGCTGCGAACGACGGCGAAGCCACGATCGGCAAGATCCGTCGCAACGGCCAAGTTCAGCTCCGACGTAATCACCCCGTCCAGGCAGAGCACCCGCTTGTCTGGGGACAGCGCCAGCGGGCGCGCGGCATCGCCACTACAGTAGTCAGCAGCACGGGCGGAAGGTTGCAAAATCCGTCTCTTGCGAGGCTGATGCGCCTCCCCCGCCAACGAGGAGGCAAAGGAGCGCAAATCCAGATCTCGTCAGCCAACAACGATTGGCCCGATTGCCTTGTCTCCCGCCCTGGCCGCGAATGACAGCTCGTCTCGTTCAACCCGACCGGGTCCGGTGTCCGACATCTTCGATCTCTACAAATACGACGATCGAGAGCCAAGCTTATAGAACAAATAAGGAACATGCGCAACGCCCGGCTGCATCGCACGATAATTTTTGTCAGCGGGTCGGCACGCCGCGCGAAAGTGTGACGCGAGCGCCCCTACGGTTGGCCTCGCCATCATCGACTACGGCAATCGCTTGTCGATGATCGCATAAGTCTGCTGGTATCCGTCTAGCACGCGCGCCCAACCTTTGCGTCCGAAGATGCGCACGCAGCAACATCCTTCCGCCTTCGCATAGGTTTCGATGCCGCGGATCAGCGGCAACCAGCGCGACATGCCCGCGCCCGCGCACGCCGTGATGACGCAGACCTTGCCGGCATCCGTTTGCTGAAGGCTCGTGGCAGCAGCCGCTTCGATTATTGCACCATTCCAGGCGACCCACAGCACCGAGGCGCCGACGAGGATGTCGCGCTCAATGGTGGCGAACGCCGACAACCCTGTCGTGACAATCGCCCGCTCAATGAGTGGAGCGACAAGCGGCCAGACCTCGCGCACGTGGTCCGGATCGACGCAGACGAGTCGCGCGCCGTGATGTCCATCCGGCCACAAGCCGGGTGCCTGCGGCACACCATTTCTCATGTGAACAATTCCGAATGAAGACGGTGAATGACACGCCGACTCCCGACGACGGCGCGAAACCTCGCCCGCCGTCAGCGACGTCACGGCTTCAATGGGCACGCGGACCCACTCTGGCCGACGGAGCGGTCCTCATTCATGCGGGTCGTCAGGCTCGTCGCGGGAAATTGCCGGCAATGGCGCGATACGCTACCCGACCGCGATTTTGGTCAGGAGTTGCCCATCCGTACCTTCCCAGCACATGCTGCGATTAGAGCTGCGGCGAAAGATCTGCGATAGCGTAATCGCCCCTCCAGATCAGCCCCCATTCTGCGCTCCGCGCAACCAGATCTCGCCTCAGCTCCAAATTGCTCTTCGCAAGGAAAGGAGCGATGAGCGCCTGGCATCGTGCGCTGAAGCTCGCATGCTCGTGCTCCGCCGCCTCTTCGATGGGTTCAAGTGAAGGAGTAACGATGTCAGAACCCTGCGAACTCATGTGAAACACCGGATCGCGAAGGCAGGAATGATCGACGCTTTACATTCGATCGTCTGCCGGTTCGTATGGTGGTGGTTCATCACCTGAACCGTCCTCCGGACGCCTGGGACGAAACTCGTTGTAGCGATCGAGAACGCTCTTTCGGATGAGCCCTGGCGGTGCGCTATCAACGAAATCGCGCTCGCGACCGATATCGGGCACGCCCGGTATCATTTGAAGAGACATGATCTCCTCGAGGACATCCGATAGCTCGTCCCCACGCCCGAGTTTCACCAATATCCGCGCCTTAGTCCCCAGCGCTTCCCTACGAAAAAGACCGGTCGCGTTGGCACGCTCAAGAGCGGCATCGATCGCCTTCAGTGCGTCTATCGGTTGGTCAAGTGAAACAAAGTAGATGTTTGCCTTGGTTATTGCAGGTCGCACATCGCGTGGGTCGCATCGCAGCATGTCTTCCAAGATATCTATCGCCTCAATATCCCGCTCTTCCTCTCTCAATAGCCAGACTAGCTCGTGCGAAAGATAACGAAGATCATCACCTTTTACTGATACTAAACGTTCCGCCACCGCGCGAATGACATCGGGCAGCGGTAACTTCCGTCGAAGATCTTTGATCCAATCGTGAAAGATATCAATCGAGTCAAAGGAAACCATGTCTACATCATGAACCGCACCCGGGCACGCACAAGCCTATCTGCTCTTGAATGGTTCGACAATCCTACTAGCGTTGTGAATTGTACCATTCTTCCTCGTCGGGAATTCCCCATTCCGCCAGCTTGTTATCCTTGTTGAGGTTACGCAAACAAAGTCGATATCTGTCGCCTGCGCGGTCAAGACAGCCAATCAGGAAGTGAGTCCATGGAAACGTGTCGAGCCCAATTGCCTTGCGTTCGTTCCAAGTCTGCCGACACGCTTTCTCCTCCGCCTCTTTTTGCCGACTACAGTACCTCTTGCCACCATTTCCTTTTTTGCGGCCGCCTATCTTGTTGCCGCCCGCACCAGAAGCAGTGATCTCGGAACGCTTTCGTTCGGGGGGCGCTTGCTCTGGCGCCAATGGCGGAGACTCGATTTCGTGTCGCGGCTCGTCCTCATCACCGGGTCTGGACAGCACTACGCGTCGGGGATTCGCGTCGATGCGAGTTAACTCCCGATGATCGCTTGGCAAGCCCGTAAGCCCTATAATCGAGGGGGGCAAGCGGCCACCGCCGCTCGCCTCGGGCGCGGACGGTGGCTTGATCGGCGACATTCGCGGAATTGGCTTGTCGCTAAACGCATTCGAAATACCAAGAGACTTGTTGGCACCGGGTCCGATTGGCGGGAGGGCTTGGCGCCCGACGCCAACGGGCAGCGGACCACCGAGGCCAGCTGGCAGCGCGTCTGGAGGCAGAAGGGCTCGCATCCACCACGGCAATTCAGCCGGTGATGAAGTCAATCCACCACGTATCCCGTTCCCTGCACTTTCGGTACCGGCCGGTCTCAAGACTGCAGGCGGCTGAATATAGGTCTCGGATCGAGCAGGCCGCGGACCAACTGAGAGAACACCGTTCGTAGGTTGCAACGTGCGCTCAGTGCCAAGTGCTGAGCCTCCAGCCGGCCTGATGGGAAGGCCTCCCACCACTTTGGGCACCGTAGGAGTAGCTGCGCTTGCTACCTCGAAACCAGCGCGCGGCAGATACTCGCGCGCCTTGTTGTATATGTAAGCTTCTTCCTCAGTCGTGGGAGCCGGACCGGTAGCAACACGGGAGGCGTCGATCATATTTCAGATGGTTTCAGGAAAATCCCTCAGTGCTTTGATTTGTGCAAAGACGCTACCCGGGGTTGGGTGGTCCCAGACGTCCTGAAATCGCTCCGAGAACGAGCGGAGCGGACGTTCAGGCTGGTCTACGTATGACATCGAATTTTCCTCACAAGATTCTGCCAATTGGCTCTGGACCACGATCCAGTCCGATCGCTCTCGTCCATCTCCCCCGATCGAAGCGCGAGCGTCCCTGCAGGCGTGCACCACACGTGCGAGACTGGATCTTGATGTTGATTTGATTACGTGCAGGCGGACGAACAATCAGTCCTAGCGGTTTGACAGCGAGGCATCTCCCTCACCCCACCACCGCCCACAAAAACACCCGCCCCGTCGTCGCCGAGTTCGCATGCGCGATCGTGAACGCGCCGTTCGCGACCGCGCCCACATACATCGTGCCGTTGCCGACCTCCGCCGCCGCGTTCGCGGACGCCGGCACCAGGATCGGCACCGATCCCACGGCGCAATTTGCCGTCGTCACCGTCGTGCTCGATGCGCCCGTCGCCAGCGTCACACTTCCGACGGCATTGGAGCGTCCGGCTGCGAGCTGCTGGATCGCGAGCACGATCTTCTTCAGGTCGGTCTCGGTGATCCCTGGGACATAAGCCGTCATAGCGTGCCGTTCGGTGTGAGATCCGGGACGAGGCCGGCGCAGAACGACCAGTTCGTCGCGGCGGGGATGCGGACCTTGAAACGGGAGTAGCGGGTGTCGCGCCGGATATCACAACGGCCGGTCCGGGCGTTGACCAGCACTTCCGCGCCCGGCGTTGCCGCTGCCGCCGGCGTGTCACGCCAGGACACCGAGCCGAACAGCGTCGCCGCATCGGTGATCGGGCGAAAGCCGCGGATGGTGATACGGTTCTCGTCGGTGCCCTGCTCCGCGCTCTCCAGCGTCGCTTCCAGACTCGGGCCACGGAAGAAGCCGAGCACATGGGCGTTGGAGAACTGTGCGATCTCGGGCTGCACCGCGGTCGCATAGGCATCGAGACTCAGCGTCAGCGCATCCAGTGACGAGGAGATGCTGTCGAGATTCTCGAGCGTCAATCCTGTCTGCGAGATACCGAGCAGATACTCGCCGGCCACCGCCACCGGAAAGAAACGGTCGAGCAGAAAATCGTAGCCGAGCAGCTTGTCGTAAGCGCCGACGGTGCCAGACACCGATTTGTAGGCCCAGTAGACCCGTGTCGAGCGTGGATCGGCAGCCCCCATGAAGAGCTGGAGATTGCCCTTGTCGAGATCGGCGAGGAAGCTGCGATCGACCTTCTCGCGACCGATCTGCTGCGGCACGCCGCCCGGCTCGATCTTGTGAAAGCCCTGGCCGGCGTAGAAGAAGATGCGCTCGCCGGCGCGGATGATCGAGTACGGCGCGTAGAGGCCCTTGTCCTGGGTGATGCGATCGATCTGGAAGATGATCGGCGAACCCGGCACGTAGGACATGCGGCGGATCGCCTGATCCTGGAATACGATGCCGGATTCCCCGCCGGCGACGCCGCGAACGATGCCGCCGTCCGGGAAGTCCTGGAAGTCGGACGACTTGATCCCGCTGGTCCAGCTGTCCGCCGCATTGAAATTGTTCAGCCCGGACCACTGGATCCGATACGGCGTGGATAGCAGCCCCGACAGCACCAGAAAACGGCCGACCACGCTGATATAGGCGGCCTGCGGCGGTGCCCCCAATGCGTCGGCAAAAGCCGTGGACGACGAGAGGTCGAAGACTTGCAGCACCGCGTTGGCCTGCGTCGCAAAGACGAAGTTGCCGGTCTGCGCGAACTGCCATTGCGCGGTCGCCGACAGGGCTGAATACGAACCTCCTGCTTTGGAGACGTCCACCCAGGTGAAGTCGATGTTGTTGAGCCGGTAGAGCTTGGTGCCCGTGCCCGCAAAGGTGACGACGGTGCCGTCGGACTTCAGCGCATAGAACGCGCCGCGGCACGGCGCCGGCAGCGCAGACGTGTAGGCCGAAAAAGACGGAAATGGTCCATAGCCGTCGCCGCGCGGGATGACATTGAGGATGTTGCGCGAGGCCTGGCCTTCATAGTCGCTGACATCCGGGCGATATTCGCCGTAGGAAAGGAGTGGCATCTTTTGATCCTATTCGAAAGTGTACGCGCCAAATGCGCGCGTGCCGCCCGTGTTCGGCGGCTCCAGGAGCCACGGCTCGCAACGCGGCTCTCCATCTCCTCAACGTGAGCCCGGATCAGCCGCCATCGACTTGCCAGACCTGTGGCAAGGATCTTCGGCTTGGAGATGTGATCTTTAAGATCGTAACAGGCAAACGCTGAACGACGGAGTCTTCGCAGCTTCCGATCATTCACTGCTCGCTTCCGCACGTGAGCAAAGGAATGCCCGCTCGCGCTGCGCGCGCAACCGGGACATGCAGGCCGGCAATTTGATATCAGCTTATGAGCGGGACTTTCTCTGACGACGCAGCCTGGAAATCTGTCTCTTCTTCTGCGTCACGCACTCGTCCACCATCCGACATAGCTGACGATGAAAGTCGACACCGTAGCAGAACGGCAAATATCGTGGAAAAACGACTTCGTAAGACTCCCTCTCGAATTTGATCATCTTCAAACGGTCAAGCGACGCGCGAACAGCCATACTCGCGATTGTCAGGGCCTGAAGCCCATCCACCCCTCGAGCTCGACGAACTCTACTGTCTTTGAACCCTTCGATCTGAAATGAACAAGCCCATTCAACCTCATACGCTTCATCACGCTCGGGAAAACCTAGCCGAGCTACCGCCTTGCGCTGGAGCTTACCGTAGTTGAATTCATACTCTATCAGCGCGCGTTCATTCCACGTCATCAACGAGGCCCGTTCAAATGTTCAGACTATAGCGATCCAAAAGGCACCGACCGCACCTTCCATTATTGCACTGATCTAAGAACAAATGAGGAACGACGTCAAGTCGCTAGGGAGGGTCGAAGTTGCCGAATTGATTGTCACACCATTCGGTCTTGTTGTTTCCACTCTCATACGTTTTCGACCAGCAAGCTCGTTTGGCGGTCTCGCCTCCGACTGTCTTACTCGTCGAACCTGATGGGATACTTCGGCAAAATTCTTCCCAATCTTCAGTGCTTCCACTGGCAGCTCGTAGACAACGATTAAAGTCGCTGCCCCCTCCACCAGACGCTCCGACCCGAGGCGAAATAAGGCTCCAGAATTCTTTCAGCCGCCGCCAGAACTCTTGCGCCGGCGCCTCTGAGCCTTCGGGAGCGGGGACAGGTCCAAACGGCGGAAGAGGCCTCGGCCGCGAGAATTGACCAAATCCAGCGGCGACCGGGGCTACTCGGTCACTTGATTGAGGACTGGCAAATTTTGATTGGGGCCCGTTCGCATTGTTGCGCTCAAGCGAAGCCGAGAGACCATCTTGTTGAATTGCTATGCTATTGCTGGTTTGCGACGAGTCTTTCCGAGTGAGTTGTCTGTAGTTCGGATCAAAGCGTGGATTACTCATGTAATTCCTCTGTTCAACTAGATGGCTTTGTCGGACGCTCGTCACGTGGGTTGAGCAGCCCAAATGCGCCGGGTGAAATGAAATGCACTATTGGCGAACGTGATGTGAGCACTCTCGCCGAGAATCCGCGAATCCTGGCCTTTTCAGTCGCTGAGGTTAGGGCGATATTCGCCGTAGGCAGGGAGGGGCGTTATTCAATCGTCCAAGGTTCGGGTTCGATCAAGATTGGTGTCCAGGCATTCGCCGTCTGCGCGCCAACCGTCCATGCGCCTGCAGCGTCGGTGGATCCACTCCACGCTGGCGACGGTAACGTCGCCTCCACCTGCCACGACATCGTGTCGAACGGCCGCCGAACCCAGGCTTCATGGTCCCGGCCAGGTGTGGAGTCGCCGCCCGCCCAGATGAAGGCACCGCGTTCGGATGTGAGCGATGCAGAGAATTGGCAGGCCATTCCCAAGACCAGCGCCGCGCCTTGAGCGGCGAGCACGCGCGCTGTCGCCTTGGTCGGTACGCCTGTCAGCAGAAATGAGCCGCCGAGGCTCAGTTGCTTCGGTGTGAACGCGATTGCATTGCCGGCACAGATGAAAGCTGCGGGGCTGGCCGCTTCTGCGATTCTGAAACTCACCGGAATCCCGGTCGCCAGAGCGCCAGCGGTCGCGACAGCCTGCGACATGCTAAATGTCGATGCTCGTCCGGCGAGACCGACCGGGCCCTTAGCCGCCACAAGCAAAAAATTGCTGCTGCCCGGCAATTGACCGAGTGCCCAGCGTCCAAGAGCGTCAAAGCCCAGCAAAGACATGACTTATCCAACCAACGCGATCGCGGCCATACCTTGATAGGTGGCGACAGAGACCGTGCCACCGCCCACCGTTCTCATCCCGAATGACACGTAATGGTATCCCTCTGACGAGACATTAGTCGGCCACAACGGATTGTAGCTCGCGCGCCCACCTGTAGTGACGATATTCCAATCAAGTCCGATGCCGGTTAAAACGCCATCAAGGAAGACCTGTAGTCCCGTCCAACCGTTTGACGTGTTCGTCATCATGCCGTAGGCGCCAGCAAGAATAGCGTCATCGGCAAAACAGACGAATTCGGCCTTCGACACCAGCTTTTCAATATAGGCGCTGGTGTTTGTCTCGGTCGAAGTCGTGTCGGTTGCTCCGGTCACGGACAAGCGCGCCCGGTTGAACCAGGTTCGTACAAAGCGTTGAGCTGCAGTGTCTTGCCAGGCTGGGCCGGAAACCGCGCGAGCGATGCCGACAAGCGAACGTGTGTCATCGCCGCTCTTGATTTCGGTGCCGACATTGCCGGACGTTGCCGACGTCGCATGACCGATCGTCGACGCTTCAAGTCCATTGACAGCGACGCCGGAGCCGGTCGCATAGATGTAGTAGGTTACACCGGCAGTCAGGCCGGTCGGAGCCAATGACAAGCCTCCGGCCGGAATGGCGCACGCTACGCCGTTGATCGTGAGCAAATTGCCATTTAGGGGCAACAGCACAAGATTTGCACCGGATTTCACCAGCCTGCATTGACCATATGCGCGAACGTCGATGTTCTGCCGCGCCTGCGCCTTCTGCGCGTCGGTAAATGCGTTCGCCTCCTCGATCGAAATCAGGTCTTCCTTGATGCCGACGACGGCAACGTTTGGCGCAGCGATGAAGCTGACCTTCGAGCCGGCACCCGATTGTCCTGCAGCCATCCCTGACCCCGACGAATTGCAAAGCACGGTCGTGCGGGCAAACGTTCCGCTTGCCGCCGTGTAGGCGCCCTCGGCAATCTCCCACTGGGTCAGGTCGCCGCTGATTGCGATGAACTTGTACTTGCGACCATCGACCGCTCCGGCCAGCACCGGCGACTGACAGCCGCCGACCGTCGATGAATACACCCAATCCGTGGTGCCGCCAGACGCGGGAATGAACCGGCAGTTGTTGAGAAATGCAGCCATGTCAGGTGATCGTCAGGATGCCATTGGTCTGATCGAGATCGATGGTGAAGGTATTGCCGTTGGTCAGCGTGATCGCGGTGCCATAATCCCACCAGCCGATCAGCGGCTTGGTCGACGACGTCGAATTGTAGAGCACCGCGTACTGAAACGGCCCGATCGAACCGCCGGATGCCGTCCACGCCGGATCCGTCGCGCCGACGAACTTGAAGGTGCCCGTCGTTTGCGCGCCCGTGATGGTGCCGACACTGTTGCCGCCGGCCGTATAGCCGTTGCCCGCAGCCAGATCCGCGGGCGCGTTGTAGACCGTGTTGGTGACGACCGGAGCCGTATTGGTCAGGTAAACCTTGTAGACCTGCGGCGTCCCCGTCTTCATGTCGTGCAGCGCATTGGCGACATCCTGCACGAAGCAATAGAACTTGTTGAAACTTGCCATATCGCCCTCCTAGATCACCTGTCCCGAAACGCGCACCGTCATCGGCCCGGCATTGAAGGTCGATGTCAGCCCGAGATTGTTGAGGTCGGCCAGCGCCGACGTGAAGCCGAGCCCCCAGGTCTGGATGCGCGCGTCTTCCTTGATGTACGGTGCGGATTCCAGCAGCGCGCCGTAAAGATAGAGATCGGGCGCCATGCTCAGCAGCCAGTTGGTCCCGTTCGCTGCGAGCGGCGGAATGGTCTGGCGATAGACCATTTCGATCGTGTAGGCAGCGTCGGGCGTCGGTGCGAGCTCGAGTTCGCCTCCGAACACGGTGAAATAGCGCGGCCGTGCGGCTACGTCGGATGTCGCGAAGCGATACTCGTCCATCTGCGTTCCCGACTTGAATTCGAGGCATGGCTTGCCCGTCACGCTCGACAGCCGAACCCGGCGCATGGACTGGAAATCCGACGGCAGCGAGATGAACTCCGGCTCGCTTGAGCCGAGGTCGACCAGCGCGGTCGCCCGCTGCTCCATCTGCCGCACGAACAGCTGGCGGTTGAACTTGGATTCCGCGAGCTGGACGAAGGTCGGGATGCGCGCGATCAGCGTCGTATCCTGGTCGCGCGCGAGGTATTCGGTCACAGCCAGCTGCAGTGAGGTGTAGTCGGTGATCTCAGTCATTTGAGCTCCGCTGACCAGCCGGCCTGCAATTTCGGCCTGTCGGTTCGCAAATGGGCCCATTCGGGATCGTCCAGCTTCCGCTGCACGATCGCGTCGAATTCGGGCGTGAATAGCCGCAGCGAGGTGTTTCCCCTCGCCTGCTCCTCGTTGAGCCATTGGACGTAGATGACATTGGGGATGCGGGCGACGTGCCGCCCCCAGTCGCCGCGCTGCTCGTCCCGGCGCGCCTGCCTGTTCCATTCCAGGATCGGCGCCACGTCCTGGACATGCTCGATCGCAAGCTCGCGCCCGTTGCTGTCGAGATGAGGCCTGATCAGGACACCGTCCATCACGAGAGCTCCGTCACCCACAGCGTGCCGGCAGTCGCCGTGACCAGGCCGTTGGTCGCGGCCTTCAGCGCAGCGATGCGCTGGCCAGGACTGACGGTGACATATTCGACGGTGTTGGCCGGAAGGTAAGGATCCGAAATGGTCGCGGTCTGCGCGCCGTCGCCGACGCGAAAGCAACAGCCGGAATTGGCGACCAGGCGGAGCTGATCGGTTTCCGGCCCGAACGCGCTGGCCGCACCGACGCTGCTGTCATAAGCGATCGTCTGCGTGGGGCCGACGCGCGAAGAGTTCTGCTTGTAGAAAAACGGCATGTCAGGCGGCCCTCACGGAGATCGAGAAATGCATGGGAATCGTCGCACCGGACGCACCGGAGGGCGTCAGGATGATCACGTCGTCCTCGTTGAGATAGGTCGGCGACGGCGGCACGGCCGAGAACAACTGGCCCGCTGCAGATCCCGCCTGCGTCACGGTGAAGGTCGCCAGCGTCGTCGCGTTCGCCGCGACAGTGATGGTGCCATCGGCAGTCGTGATCGCACCGCCGAGGATGCCGGCGACTTTCAGCACGCGGCAGCGAAAGGGAACGCGGACATAGGCAGCGACAGGGCTCGCGCCGCAGGACGGCGTGTAAGCGGTGAGATCGGCGGTATTGAGGGTGCGATTGCCGGGAAGCGGCATCTTGGCTCTCCAAAAAGAAGGGGCAGCCCGAAGGCTGCCCCAAGGTTGGGATGAATGATGAGTGTGACCGATCAGGAGGTGGTGTTGTCGAACACGCCGCCGGAGGCCTTCTCGTTGCGGGCCACCAGCGCGTATTCGGCCAGGATCTGCCGACGATCGGAGTCGCCGGTCTTGGCCAACGGGATCGAGATCATGTTGCGGCCGTTGAGATAGGCGACCGCCCATTTGTCGAGCTCGAGCACCAGGACATCGCGCGGACGCTGGAAGCGGTTGGCGACCACCTTGAGCTTGCCGAAGTCCGATTCATAGGCATCGACGGACGCCACGATCTTCTTCGACTTGGATTCCTCGATCGCAGTAGACCGGCCGGTGAAGGTAGAGAACACCTGCTTGTTGAAAGCGCCGGTCATGATCGTGCCCGGCTTGCCGCCATTGCCCCAGATCGAGGACAGCACGGTCTTCAGGCGCACCTCGGTGAAGGCGAGCTGCGTGCCGTCGATTCGCGTGCCGGTGCCGTCGGCCGCGGCCGGATCCGCCGCACCGCCTGCCGTCCCCTTGGACGTGTTCGAGAAAATCCAGGAGAGGACGGAAGCGCTCTTGCGCGGCGTCGTGGTGTTGCCGACGACCTTGGCCTGGTTGGTGCCGCACAGGATGGTTTCGAGGTCGCGCTTGAGTTCGAGCCCCTTGAGCATTTCCTGATAGGCCAGCTCGTTGTCGCGGCCGGCGTGGTCGACCGCCTGCTGGGTGCCCGAGACCCGGGCGACCTTGTAGGAGATCTGGCAGAGATTGCCGAGGCGCACGGTCGGCGTGGTCGTGTTGGTGTTGGGATCGTCGCCCTCGAGCTGGGCGTTGTTGGCGTCGGCACCGGCGAGCGCCTGGGTCTGCCATTCATGATTGACGGCAGTCGCCTTCTCCTTGTCGACGCCGCTCATGAACGGCGTGTCGACGGGGTCGATGCGATAGATCATGTCGCTGAGGTCTTCGCGGTTGCCCACCGCGGAGTAAGTAACGAAGGTGGAGGTCGGTAGAGTCATCTGGGTTCCCCGATGAAGGCCGATTGCGTCGCGTGACGCGCAGGGGTTTCCTGCGCGGCAGCCCGCAAAGGCGTAGGTGTTTCTGGTTGCTACGTTGCGATCTCGCTGCCCCGATGGCGCGGAAGTCATTTCCGGTTCGATATGGCGAGCCTTAGCTGCCGGGAACCTGCGTTATCCACGCAAGGGCGGCATCGACGGATAGAAGCGTCGAGAAGTCTATGCGAAGCCGACGATCATTATCCGCACCCGGTACCAGGCGCCCGGTTAGGAAAATCCGGGAGAGGGAAGTTGCGGTCTTACGCGGCATCAGCTTGACCGTGCACGCGTCAAACGCCGGATAAGCGACTTGTCTTGAGAGCGATCGTCTCCAGCCAGCTCGTTTGAGGGCGCAAGCGCGGCCGTGGGAGCGAACGGCAGGGGCGCCGCTCCAGCGTCGAAAACGGACGATTGGTGTCCATCGGCGTTCGGCTGTTGCTGACGCCGGATATGGTCGATGACGAGATCTGCCATCGACATAGGAGGCTCTTGCGGCTCAGTCGGAGGCACGGCTTGGCTCATGGGCGGCGCGCATGCCCGCAGTGCGTCGGCAATTGAATCATTGACGCGCGACTCGATTGCCTGCGGGCTCGGGTCAGGAATATCGAACCTGGTCAAGGCGTTTCGGAGCGCCTTCTGCACCGCATTGCTGAGCGCTGATCGATTGATGCGACATAGATCCTTATCGTTGAGAAACTGGATGCTATGATTGGAAAAGCGGGGATGCTGATAGTACGGGCTGTTCGGATTGTAAAATTCTCCCTTGGAGTCGCGATATGCCTCCGCAGTTCCGGTTACCCGCGCACCATTTTCGTCCGTGACGTCGAAAGTCTCGATGGGCAAGATGATTCCTTTCATCCGGCGTCCTCCGCCGGAAGTTATCAATCCAATCCCGTTGGAAGTTCAGTCGGACGCTTTGCAAGCCGGCGGCAGCAGGACGTACAGACCTTTCGATCCGTCCGGACTGAAGCGTGCAACCGTCGCAATGTCGTCGTCACGGCTCAGCTCAAGCACTTGCCGGCAAAAATCAGAGTAACGCGCGCTCTCGGCCTTCCTGAGCGGCATCGTGAACCAGATATCACCAAAATGGTCGTAGGTACGACACGACGCGCGCGCGATGGAGTCGTAGCCGACCCCCAAGTTCGATCGGTCATCTTGGTTACAGGCAAATCGTCGCCTCGCCTTCTCATCGATGGAAAACGTCTCGTCGTGCCCCAAGAACAACGCGATCAGTGCCGCAATCCCGGCAGGCTCGCCATCAACGGCCAGGACGCCGGCGGGCATGCGAGGCGATGCCAGCGAGCTGATCGGTTGCAGGACCATTGGGTCGGGCACGGGAAGACCAAGTGATTCAAGCAGCCTGTTTGGACCATGGAACGAGAATCTCGCCGCCTTGCGGCTGCGCTCGAGCCAGAGCGAGAATTCATCGAATGACAGCATCGCTATTGCGTTCGCATCGACCGAAAGTAGCTGGTGGAGTGGAGAATGCCTTCGATAGATCGAGAGAAGTGCCATGCGTTCCGCAACATCGTCCGCTCGTTGCGAGTACTTCGCGGCTAGCTCGAAATGTTCTCTTTCCACGCGGACATTGGAAGCGCGAGCGGCAAGAAAGTCGACCTCGGCAATGTCTTCGTGCAGGACATAGCGGACCACGCCACGAAGACACTTCTCGAGCATGGCCGGATTGTAGTGTCGCGCAGTCACGGCGAAATCGCCGAAGACATAGTCGATTTGATAGGGATGGGACAATTCGCAGGGCGCGACGTCGGGAAGCCGGCGGGCATTGAGCAACAGCGCACGCAGTATTTCCTGATTGACATGCTGATCGTAAAACGACAGTTCGGGAGACATGGCCAGATGGATGCCCAGGATGGCACTCGTTCCGGCCTCTTGCGACGAGGCCGGCTGGCTCGTAAGGGCGAGCGACATGCAGATTGCGGCGATGCGCCTGAAATTTTGGATCAGCATGCTGTTCGCCGCCTGCCTGGCCACGGAAAGGGTCGTGTTTACTTCGATCTCGACCGAGTTCGCGGACTACGGATCGTAAATGACCTTCATATCGAGACGCAGCCGAGCTACCATCTCGTCCACCTCGGCCTGCCCTTCCGGATAGGACTCGTAGACAATCCTGGCCTTGAACAATCTCGCGATATATCTGGGGTGAAGAGTCCACCCGACATGATGGTAAGCCTGAGTATCGGGATAGCGTGACTTGACGACTTTTCGCAGATAGCGATTGTCCGGCGGCGGCTCAAAGTGCGGGTCGAGCACGCGCTGCTTGTAAGAGCCAGCCTGAGCCAGCACGATCTCCTGCCAATGAGCCTCGTCGGCCGGCAAGGGCCGACAGGACCCGTGCTGCAGGCGGTAATCTCCATCTCGCGTCTTTTCCATCGCGAATTCGGCGCATGATGGCAGCGCGGGATCGGTGCTCTCATAGTCCCACGCGACCAATGCGCCCTTGAGCACATGAGCCCGATCGGACGCGATCAAGAGATAGTTGGCGCAGCTCGACAGACACTGGTCGTACACAACGACCACAGCGTGTCGTTCACGGACTACCTCGGCAAGAGCAATTGCCGCCGCAATATCGCCTCTTGCGCTTCGAACGACGAAGAGACCGCCTTCCTTCAGCTTCTTCGCCGGCGATATGTCGGCATGATCCTCGATCCGGCCGTCAAGACACAGGATTGACTGATCGTCGCTGAGCGCGATTGGGCGCACGGCAACACTGCGGCAATAGTCAGCCGCGCGATGGAATGCCTCCTTGTCGAACAAGCTCTCTTGGGCACCTGACGGACCGAAAAGGAAAAGAGTGAAAGCGCAGAAGGAGAGCAGTGCTGTGAGTGAACGAAATATGCCGATCACACCGACGCGCGTGAAGTTTCGTACCAGCATGCTGATCGCCGCCAGGTTTCCGACTGGCCTCACGAGCGCGCGAGCGCTAATGTATCGTCGCCGTAGTCACCTTGACTCCCAGTGCGACGACAATTGGCGAATGGCAGGCCAGTCGCCGAAGCGATCGTTGAAACTGGCGGACCGACCTTCCGACAAGGGATCATCTTCCCTGACGAATGGCACCGCGGGTAAGCCATTGGTTGTCTGCGAGGTGCCTGCCGTTCCCCGGCTCTGGCGCAGATAGTCGGCAATCATTCCCGGCAATCCTCCGGGCTGCGGTGCCGCCGCCGATTGAGCGGCGGCAGGGCCACCCGGCAGAGAATTCCAGGCGCCGTAGCGATCGGCAACAACACCGTCGCGACTTGGAAAGCCCAATCCACGCAGCGGAGCCGAACTGACCGGCCCCCCGGCTGCGGCCGCCGCCTGAACCAGATGAGGGACACTGGTGTCAAATCTGGCAGGGTCAATCGTGGTGCCGCCGTTTACGGCAACGCCAAGAGGTCCCCCATTTCGATGTTTTTCTCCCAAGGCCGGGGTCGCATCTTCATTTTTAATGACCGAGTAATGCAAATGAGGTCCGGTGCTGCGGGCACCAGTGCTTCCGACGTTGCCTATGATATCTCCGGGCCAGACGCGCTGGCCGGGCTTCGGCATCGAGCTGCCCTCCTGCATATGAGCGTAGAGGCTATAGCCCGCTTCATTCCTCACGATGACGGTGTTGCCAAAGTTGTCGTTGAAACCAGAATAAACGACTGTGCCAGGTGTCGCCGCCGGAATCGGAGTGCCCGGGCGCGCCGCGAAATCCTGTCCTGAGTGGAATTTTCCGAGTTCGCCCGTGATCGGATCTTTTCGCCTGCCATAGGCCGAGGTGCGGCGAAACGGCGGCCCGGGATTGTAGGGATCACTCATTTAATGGCCTTTCCGATATCCAATATCCAGCCGGCCCGACATTTGTTGTTGGCCGGATCAGGACATAAGCGCTCCGTCAGCCTCCAGGACAGCACTGCCGTGGCGCCCGTTGGGGACACATACAGCCGAGGCATGGTTTGACCGGCTGCCAAGGTAAACTCCTGCCGGAACAGCAGACGAAATGAATTGTCGCGGAGTTCTGCCGCGTAACGCGAGTAGATCGCTTGCCACTCCTGGTCGGATGGCTCTCGCGGATCGAGTGGCCCGACTGTGCCTATGAAACCCTTGCCGCCGCCCGAGGCCTGCTCGACCCGCTCCTTCACCCGCACGCATCGCCAATTCGCGATGCGGCATCTGACAAGAGGACCACCGGACTCGTCGGCCTCCGTCACGAGGAACAGAAAAAGCGACTTCTGTTCAACGTCAAACCAGCCTGTACGAACGTACGATCCCTTCAGAAGCCTGCCTCCCCCGATCTTTTTGCCCTGCATGTCCAGGACATCGATCGTGTCGGAGTCGGTTGCAAAAAACTTTGAGCTGTCGGGAGCCCAGACGACTTCCGAAACGGGGTGACCAATCGCCTCCGATAGGTTAATCGTGCGCAACTCTCCCGCTTCCGCCGTCAGTTGCAGCGGCCGGGTTGAGGCCACGATCTTCAGGTCGGGTGAGAATGATACCTTGATGCTGGGGTACGACTGCTTTTGGAATGTTGCGAGGATCTCGCTTTTGCCAGTCTCCAGTTCGAATTTCCTTACGCGCCCCGCATCATTCTCGACAAAGGCGATATAGCGACCGTCCACGTCGCATTGAGCTGGACCCCGGGTCGGCGACGGAGCGGAGATCTTCGTGCTCCCATCGTATGCGTCGACATACCGACCATCCGTCGCGAGCAGATAGCGCTCCCGATCCCCGCACCACGCGATGAACTCGCCTTTCGGCAGCGGCGTATGCGGTAATTTCTCGAAAGCCGGAACGGCTCGAGGCTTGGTTGGCGGTGCAGGCGAAGCCCCTTCTGCACGGCACGCAGTGGCCGTGACGAGCAGCCCCAGCACAGCCAAAAAGAACGAAGAACGCAGATCAAGATCAATCGAACGGAACCGCATGCAAGCACTCATTCCTTGGGTGCGGCCGTGTACATGGCCCCCCATCAACAATTCTGGAACAAACACGGAACATTGTCGAGTATTCTCGCCTTGGTTGCAAGAGCTAAATGATCCCGAACCTCTTCCGCCGCTCCGCGGTTTCCGCAAGCTCCTTCAGCTCCGCGCGCGCCAGCTTGCCGTTGGCGACGACGCCAGCCAGGTGATCGCGTACCTTGCCGACGATGTTGATGGCGAGGAACAACTTTTCGCGACCGGCGGCGTCGTCTACGCTGGTTGCGCGCCAGGCCGCGATGTAGCTGTTCTCGAGCGCCGCAAACGCCTCGTTCAGAATTTCATCATCGCATAATGCTTCGGCACGAGCCGCCCTCGCAGCCGCCCTCTCCAGAGCGCTCTCGTCAGACATCGGCTTCCTCTCCTCGTGATTTCGTCGTCGCGTCTTCAGATCGTGGCGCATGGCGCATCCGGCGAGATCGAGCGACGCCTTGGCAGCATCCATCCCGCGCTGCACCTTCGCGCATTGTATCTTCTGCTGCTGATTGAGCGTCTTCGGGTGCGCATCCAGGGGCACGATGTTCGTACCCAACCGCTGCGAGCGCCGTCTCGGCATCTGTAACGAGGACAATAGCGTCGGATCGGGTGCCGGCCGCGGCGGGTGTGTGAATTGTGCGGCCTGTCTCTAGCTGCCAACTGCCTCGCCATCATCGGCTGTTTGAATATCCATGAGGCATGCCACCGCATTCACCGTAGCGAGTTCAAGCCTATTTGGTTTAGCGATGCTTCCTAGCATTTTTCCAGGAATTATCACCTTCGCCTAGATCCGCGGCGCGTACGGGATAGACTCCTAGCGTATCCTCCCCGTTCGCGTCCCGACCGTATTCATCCACTGCGTCCGGAAACTCGACCAGAAATCCTGATGGATCGTCGTCAGGCACGTACACAATGGTTCCTTGAGAACCGGCCGGCACCGGTATCCCGGGTATCGCATGCTTGAGTATAATGACGTCATGTAACTCGAACATTGGATCTACCTGCTTGGGAAGGCTGTGTTGAGCCGTGGCACTCCGTCTTTTCCGATCGTCCAGCCCGTGATGACCGGGATCGTGCGGCCGTTGGCGCCAGTGACGTGGATGGGCTGGTTAAACACCGTCCCGTGCTGCGTGATAGCTTTTTGGACTGCCTGAGATTTATCGAAGACCAATTGCTTTGCAAGGTCTTCTGTATTTTCGCGACCGAAGCCGAGCGCCTGTTCGAACCATCTTGCCTTCGGACCACCACTAATGTGCTCCGGACTAAGCAGATAGCGATTCAGCTTATCGCGCACGCTGGCGGCGGACTCTTCGGCTGGACTCGCCGCCACCGGTATCGACCTGCTTGCCAGCGTCCGGCCCGCTGCAAAGCTGTCCGTAACCGCGGGCGCGACCGTTTCCGCGGCGCACCAGGCACCACAGCGTTGATGGTGCCTCGCAATAGACCCTTACCGAATAACGAACCATCGCCATTACTTGCCGACCCGGGGGCGGAGATCGCGTCGTCTAAGCCACTTCCTGCATGGCCGCCGGCAACGTCGCCACTCGATCCAACAGGGACGTTTCCCGTCGCCGCTCCATTGACGGCGGGCCGACTGGCGCCCGCTGCAGACTTTTGCGGCTGGGCTTGCGGCGCTGACTGCGTTTGCGCTTGTTCAAACCGCGCCTGCGGGAACGTGCCGCTATCACTGAACGGATCGTGTTCGACCGGAACGAGGGTGATGTTTTCAAAGTCCGGCTGATGCTCGACCGGCACCAGAGAATAATCAGACATGATGAACGACCTGCAGAACTTTTCCGGCGGGGGGCATCAGGCAGACATTGATGGCCGCCTCTCGTCTTGCGTGCGCCCGCCGGATACGCCCGCTGCGCCTTCCCCATTTCGATCGCCGCCTTCAGATGGGTCTCCAGCACCGTCATCTTGGCGTCGAGCGCAGCCTTGATCTTGGCGAGCTCGATCTCCCCTTGCGTCTTGACCTGGAGATGGATCGCGTCGGCCTGCGCCCGGCGGCTCTCCGGCAAGGTTCAGACAGACGGAGTAAACCGTCCTACGACAACCGGGGACTCAACATCCAGATACAGATTGGCGCGTGCGTAAAGACCGATGACATGCTCACCAGCTTTGACGCTCGCTTCACTCGGATACAAAAGTTTCTCGGTGGGAAACAGACCATGCTTCTTCGCATCAAGCGATAGCTGCTGTCGATTCTGCTTGAAGAACGTACCCTCGACGAGGCCGTACACCGGCCCTTTGAAGTCGACGACGAAGTTACCGTCGCGCATCGGCCTGACCGAAAAGTCTGGCATATGGGTCACAACGTCCAGCAGCGCCGCATTACACATTACACTTGGCAATATCCGGCTCGGATGAGCCATTGTCAAAAACCGCAGTCCCATGCTCGTAGACCAGAAAGCTCCTCTGCCGGTCCGTGTAATGCGCCATCCGATCCACAAACCAGGCCGGCGCTTCTACGCGGGTGAGTCCTCGCCAGGTGGGCGCGGGATATTTCATGCTTCGGCCTCCGATGCATCTTTGCTCTGCTCGGACAATATCGCGCGAATTAAAGCAACAACCCTTCGGATGGCTAACATGGTACTGGCATCGGGCTCGCGGCTCATATGATTCCAGCGCCGCTGCTCCAAGAACAGGTGTGCCCGAAGCCGCACCAGGCCGCTGTCGGCTGACAAGGCGGGCAAGTCCCGCCAGTTGAGCTTGTATGGGTCATCCTCGGACGGATGAAAAGTCAGCGCGAAGCGTCCGATGATCGGCCAAGGCTCTGATTCGCTCGGCACAGCAGACAGCTTGAGACTCTTCGTCGGAATGATTGCTGGAAATGGAGGAGATGGAGGAGATCGAAATGTCGGCATGTCGTACCTGAGCCTACGGAAGCGTACCTTTGATTTCGTCCGGTGAGATGTAGTGCGGAACCAGGTACTCGCTTTCGCTATATAGGCTGTATGGGTTTGGAGTTGCTCGGCCCGGCGCCAATTGCAGCCGGTAGGTCGTGTCACCGTGTATTCGCGCAACGTTAGGATCGGTGGTTACGGCGATATATGGAGACGGCGGATTGCGGCTGTCAAGCGCGTGCTTCGTCATCAAGTCGTGCTGGTCCCCTTCTGCCAAGACCGCTTCGGAGTAGGCTTGGCCTCCCGCTCGTGCCGCATGCGACCGGAATTCCGTGAGGCCGGCTTGATCGCCTCTATAGAAAGTTTGTGGCGCATTCTCTGCCGCTTGTCCAAACCTCGCGCTCGCTTCTTCTGCGGCGGGCGGCAGAGTCTGCGCGGCGCGTGCTCCCGTTCCTAACCTGGCTGCACCGAGCGGACCGAGCACGCCGAGTGCGCCGCCGGCGAATCGGAGAGGCACCTCCCAAGGAGTCCCCTCGCCAAGCTGGCCTCCGGCTTCGCTCCCCAGGCCGCCCAGCACAGCCGCTCCGACTTTGAGAGGCACGCCTCCAGGCGCTACATAGGAAGCGGGATTGCCGAGAAATTCCCCGACTGATGCACCGAATTGGCCCGCCCGGCCTTCCGGCCTGTACATCGGCCCCGTGACTTCCTTCTCGAGAATCTGCATTCCCTGTTCTGGAGTCGGCGCGTCGACGTCTTGCCCCATCTCGGCCTGTGTGGCGCGTCCCAATGCGCTCGCCGCGCTGTTGAAGCCAGAGACGACCCCGCGAGGGATGGACTTGAAGAAGTCACCGGCCCCTGCCGCGAGGGTAGATCCGGTGGAGCCTGTTGTTGCCACGCCAGGTATCGGTGCGCTGGATCTGCCTGCTCCCATCGCAGACTGTTGAGTCTGCGCCTGTTGCGCCTGCGCTTGCAGGCTTTGCGCTTGCTGGGGCTCATCCTCAGGGAATGGGTTGTGGTCGACTGGAACGAGAGTGGCATTCTCGAAGTCCGGCTGATGCTCGACCGGCACCAGAGAATAATCAGCCATGATGAACGACCAGGAGATATTTGCCGGGACGGCCCGAGTCCGGCAGATAGTGGTGGCCGTCCCTCGCCTTGCGTGCGCCTGGCGGATATGACCGCTGCACCTTGCCTGCTTCGATCGCCGCCTTCAGATGCGTCTCCAGCACCGACATCTTGGCATCGAGGGCGGCCTTGATCTTGGCGAGCTAGATCTCTCCTTGGGTCTTGACCTGGAGATGGATCGCGTCGTTCTGCTGCTGGATCTGCGCCTAATGCGCGGCGGTCGCGGCGTCGACCTGCACTCGCGCCAGCACGGCCTGTAATTTTGGATCGGGCGACAGTCGATGCGGCAGGGAGCCGTATTAGCAAACGTTCGGTTCTTGTGCCCTCATCCTGGATGCATCCAGCCCCACAATCACGATCTTACGAGAAGACGCGTAACCGCCCGGCTTTATTGCCCCTACAACCCTTCAGGTAGTTCAGTGAGAGAATCGATAAACTGCTTCAGTGTTGGGGCGAGAAACACAATGTATCGATCAGGGTCCTCATAATCTTCATGAGAAATGAACATGATATTTCCGAAAGACTCTGGCCTCACACTATAAAGAAACTTGTCCCCAGAGGGATCGTCCGCGAACGGTATGAGCCCCTGCGGAAAGTCCGGCGTTTGATCCACCATCATGACATAGGTGTCTTCGAAGGTAGTTCCGATGGGATCTTCTACGTTCATAGGCAGGAATGTTTCGACGTCATATGCGTCTCCATCCTTGGGAAAAAATTGAGGGCGGGGCGTGCCGCCGTTGTGCCGAAGGTAGTGTTCCTTGAGATCCTGCGGCAAGCGAATACCGAGGCGATTCTCCACGCGCTTGATATCCAGTTCGGAAAGCGGTGGAGCAGTACGCTCAAAGACAACCATTGCCTGTCTCCTCTAACGCTCGCGCTGGCCAACCTACTTAGGGAGATGGCCTTAGAAGCCATGGCAAATTCAGATCCTGACCATTCAAAGCAAGCATCGCTCGACACCCGGTCCAAACCCACACGGTAAGGAAGTTGGGGCTCGGTACCACTTCCAGCACACCTTCCCTGTCGCAGAGGACCGTCAGCAACAGTTGAGAATCCGGCGAAAGAACAACCTCCTCAGCCCAAGGTTCCACGATCACCGTCAACGGCCCGGGGTTGTGGTTGATTACGACGTATTTTACGGTCGTATCTGTCATTGGAAGTTCCTCAAGATTTTCGCCAGCAACGCTGCGCGATGGACTGCCGACAGGTTGGATGGATTGTCACGCGCCACACCCTCATAGATTTTTTGGAAGGCCGCAATAGATCGTGCGGTAATGCCGGCCGATTTGAGTCTCGATATTATTTCGGCAGTCGCTTCGGTGGAAGCCGCGCGTGATGCTTCCAGCCCTTGTTCGAAACCGGCAAGTCGCCCAAATTGCGCTCGCTTTATTCCTTCGGGCAAGGTGGCTTCCGCTTCGGCAATGGCTTGTCTGGCGGCGCTGCCCGCAGCAGCTCTACCTGCCGCAGAGACTGTTGACCCGGCCAGCCCGTCAGCAACCGCGGAGCCTCCCACGCCAAACAGACCGAGCGCCTCGGCACCCGCAATCGCCAGCGGCGGAAGCAGCAGCGAACCGACCCCAAACGCTCCCTCGATCTTTGCAGCTGTCGGATTATTCCGCACAAGATCTGTCACCCCTTCCGATTGAGCGAGTTCGGGAGCGGCTAGCTGATTAAAGAACTTGACGAAGGGCGAACCCGAACCACCTCCGACCGCAGAATCACCGGAAACAGCCGACTTTGGCTGGGCGGACAGCACGGGCTGCGGCTGGCTTTGCGGTTGAGCCTGTGTCAACTGGGGCTGCACTCTCTGCCCCGATTGCGCCAGCGCCGGCTCACTCTGCGCTTGCGGGCTTTGCGCCTGCTGGGGCTCATCCTCAGGGAATGGGTTGTGGTCGACTGGAACGAGAGAGGCATTCTCGAAGTCCGGCTGATGCTCGACCGGCACCAGAGAATAATCAGCCATGATGAACGACCAGCAGATATTTGCCGGGACGGTTAGAATCCGACACGTAGTGGTGGCCGTCCCTCGCCTTGCGGGCGCCCGGCGGATATGACCGCTGCACCTTCCCCCCTTCGATCGCCGCCTTCAGATGCGTCTCCAGCACCGTCATCTTGGCGTCGAGCGTGGCCTTGATCTTGGCCAGCTCGATCTCCCCTTGCGTCTTGACCTGGAGATGGATCGCGTCCGCTTGCGCCTTCTCGCGTTCGATCTGCACCCGGTGGGCGGCGGCAAGCTGGTCGGCCTGAACGCGCGCCTGCAGCGCCAGCAATTTCGGATCGGGCGGCGGCTGCGGTGGCGTCGGCGGCGGATGCAACAGCTGCCCGGTCTGCGGATTGACGGCCATGGGATCGCAAAAGAACTGGTCCGGGTTGCGATGCCCCATGATCCGCGTCAGCTCGGCCGCGGTGTTGTAGAGCTGACGGTCGCCGACCAGGTTGAGCTTGCCGCCGGCGAGCAGCTCCTTCTGCACGTTGGCGATCGCCATGGTCTGGGCGAATTGCTGGGCCTTGCCGCCGGCGCCGAGGCCGACATTAATGGTCATGTCCTCGCGCGTCTTCCAGTTGCGCGGATTGACGGCGACCCAGGCATTGCGCAGCCGCACCGTCTCCTCGCGCTGGCCATGCTTGCGGATGGTGCCGTGCAGCAGCGCGAAGATATCGCGCACGCCTTCGGCCATGACACGCGCGATCAGCTTGATGCGCATCTGCGAGGCAGAGAACACCTGCGCGACCGCGGTCGCCGATTGGTTCTGCAACGCGTTGGCGTCGATGCCCTGCGCCTGCTTGGCGAGGCCGGTGCGGATCTCGAGCTCGGCGTCGAGATATTGCAGCATCGGATAGATCGACGTGGTGATATCAGGCACCACCTGCCAGTTCAGCCCGCCTGCCGTCTTGGTGCGGACCACTCCGCCCGGCCGCGACACCAGCAGGTCGTCGAGCGTATTCGGCCCGGCGTTCTGCTCGGCGACCTCGACGCGCGGATTGTTGTGCAGATAGAGATTGTCCAGCGCGCCGCGCTTCAGCGCTGTCTTCTCGCGCTGCAACGGCATCACGAGATCGGCGATCGAGCGGCCGAAGAAGCGATGGGTCACCGGCACCGGCGTGGTCGCCGCGAACGGCATCTCGTCGAACGGCGTGATGCAGTCCTTGCCGTCCTTGCGCAGGATCTCGGCCTGGTCGCCGCCCGTGATGACCTGGTAGAGGCAGGGACGGCCCGAGCCCTCGTAGTCCATGCGAACATAGTGCTCGGTGATGCGCACCAGCCGCGCCGCAGCGTTGGCGCTGCCGCCGCCTGATGTCGCGGACAGATGCTCCTCCACCGTGTCGCGCGCCAGCGTCTCGATCTCGGTCATGCCGGTATGCGGCAGCAGGGCCCTGATCTGGCCGGCCTCGAAACCTTCCGCGATCAGCTGCGCCTCGGTCTTGGTGACGACCTCGTGGAAGCAATAGTTGCAGTCGCGGATGCTGCGTGCACCGCGCTCGATGCCGAATTCTTCGGGCGGCACACCCATCACCCGCGCCTGCGCGAGTTTGCGCGTGGTGACGATGGTGACGTCATGCGTGACGAGAGAGCCCATCGGCGCGGGTTGCGCCGGGGCTAGCAAGGGAACGGGCATGTGTGATTGAACTCTCGGTTCTGCGCAAAGGCTCGCCGCTCGATGCGGCGGGCCGGGTTAGTAACCGTTGTTGCGCATATATTCCTGGATCATGCCGAGCAGGCCGCCTGCCGGCACCCGATCGGGACTCGATGGATCGATGGCTGTAACCGATGGGCCGGCTAGGACAGCGGCAGTATCCCGCACAGGTCGAGACGCGTCCTTCCGCGGCGAGGCCAAGGCCCATTGATCCAACGCGCGTTTGGGGGCGGAGGCAAACAGCGCCTCGAGTGGAAACCGCTCCGTTGGAAGCGACGTCGAGGTCGACCGATCGCCCGCGTTGCCGCCGCGTGCAGCAGGTCGTGGCGACAGCGCTGACGAACTCGTATCTGGCTGCGCAGTCCCATCAATGAACGAGGCAAGCCTACGAAACGAATCCGGCGAGACGTCCCGGAATGGCGCAGGAGCAACGCTGTCCCACCGATCGCCGATGCCGTTGCTGTCACCGATCGGCCCGACCCCCCTGAGTACAGCGTCCGGTTGCATGTCCGGAAACATACGCGGCGCACCGAATGAAGGCGTCCGCAAGCTCGGGGCGTTACGCCCCGATGCGGTTGGTGCGCCACCCGGCCCGCCCACGGCATCGGAGCGTATTCCAATCTGATGTAATTCACCGCCAGGCGCACTCTTTCCCGGATCTGTTGGAGCAAACGGATCTGCTGACCCCGGCGTCATGGGAACATGAGCACTATTGATCGAATCCGACGTGGCCGGGGGCGGAAGCGTAATATTGTCTGTGATGCCCAAGTCGCCTGCGACTGCCGCATGCCGGAGCCGCTTGAGAGTTAGGTCGATCGATTCAATTACGGATTTTAGGACGCCACTCTGATCGTCAACGGATTGCTGCGCGCTGAGAATCGAATTCTTGGAATTTGTTAGGTCTCGAACAGTACTGTCATAACCAGGCTCGTCACTGAGCGGCTTTCGAATCCCCTCGACATTAAAGGATCCCGACCCGTTCAGATAATGATCAATAACGTCGTTCGCTTGACCGATAATCTCCGCTCTATCGGCTTCGGTGATTGTTGTGGCCGAATGACCTGGAGGCGGGCAACGGGCGCCTTTCGATGGTCGCCATACTGTACTTAATCCGTCTGTGTTTCAACGATTTCGATGAAGTCGTATTCTAATATAGAGAGTGCCCGCGTACTCATTCTGAATAAACAGAGCGCCCTGGGCCGGCCGCCCGCGATAGAAAGGAACTATTGATAGCGGCTTGGCCGGATCTATGTTCACGAAATCCGCGGCACCGACGAAATAGCAGCAACTGAGTTCGCTGCCGTATAAGTGAATCGTGGCACTCCGAGTCTCGTAAGGAAGCACGATTATCGTCAGCCACAATCCGAACGCCTCGATGTCCGCGCTACATACTTGATCAAATCGACACCTAACTGAGCCTGCGTCCTTGGCGCCTCGAACCTCAGCGCCAAAATCAACATCATAATCGTCTGCCCATGACCGACCGGTCGAGGCAAGCAGGCAAAAAAGGAACAAGATCAAAGTACCCAACAAAGGGACGTATCGCGCAGAAGCTCCGACCTCGGAGCGCTTGTCACGGGCGAGCTCCGCCTTGACGATACGATATTGACCTTCCGCCATACTTCACTCCCATTCATCGGGAACGTAACGTTTATGAACTTGCACGACGGCGTCATGCGGTTTTAGACAGGAGAGGGGCACGTCAACATGATAGACTTTTTGTGCTCTGTAGTCGGGGTCATCGCGCGGGACATATCGCTGGTCGTCTCGGACCCAGCATTCGCCCGAATAGCTGCAGGCCTTGCTGGGTGCCGGGGCGCACTGCAAACCAAGAGCTTCTGCATCGTCGCGAGAGATGTCCCTGGCAGACGTCTGCTCGATGATGAACGTTTCGTCAATTGCTTCAGACCATCGACGTCATGATTGGAGTTGCGGCCAATGAATTTCGCCAGTTGGCCTTCGCCCGATCCCGTAGGATCGATGTCGACGCGAGGCCACGGCCAGACCAGGAGCATCCGGATATGATGAAAGCAATGGCCAGCAGCGAGAGAACGTTGAGTATCGGAAACTTCGGCATTCCAAGTGCTTCTCCGGGCAAATACTTGATCTGCTCATCCTTCGGGAATCGCGTGTAGCTGCCTCGATCGGCCGCGATGCAAAGCGGCCAACAACAGCTAAACGTCTTTCGCCGTATGAGCGCGCGCGCACTTCACCACTATCTCTAATTTAGATAGAACAAAGCCAGAACTTAGTCAAACGAGACCTTGGGCTGCCGAACCGCCACAGTCCGTCCGCGGATAACGCATCGCCAATGCCCATCAGCCGCGCCTGCGCGAACTTGCGCGAGGTGACGACGGAGATCCCGTCGGCGCTGACGCGCCGGAGCTAGCAAGGGAATGGGCATGCGCGATACGCGCGGCGCTGAATTGCATCAAACCGCCAACTAGTAAGCGTTGTTGCGCGTGTATTCCCGGATCATGCCGAGCAGTCCGCCGGGCTGCTGCTCTTCGGGCGCATATTGGCCATCTCTCAAGCCGGCAAGCCCGGTCGAAGCTCTCCAGTCGCCCATCCCGCTCCCGAGTGAATTCCGATCCTCCATGCCCAAATTTCTCACCGGGGCAGCGCTGTCGGGGCCGATCGATCCCATGCGGGATGTCAGCGTCCGGACAAGTGGTGATGCTTCATCGATCGGCCCCATTGCAGGAGGCGCGAAGAACATTCTCAAGCGCTCGGCAAGCTGTTCTGGGGTCCACGTGTATGTGGCCGCCAGGCCGGGGCGCGCCGGTCCGATCTCGAGAGAGGACACCTTGCTCTTCGACGGCTGTGGAATCCCATTCGCGTCCGGAATGGATACGTTCAAGGTAGGGACGAATGGAAAGAGATTTCCACTCGCGCCATATCCGAGAGTGTCATCCGACTTGATTCCGGCCGTCAGGAACGACAACCCAAGCCCCCCTCCTCCCAAACCCAAGCCACCTGTCACCGTGACCGGCGGAGACGTCGGCGAACCCGGATTCCAGTAATATGAGCCACCGATCCCAAAAGGACCAATCGGCAGAGAGAGTGAGACTCCATCGGCTCGAAGATTCCCATTCTCGTTGACGGACATTGCGATGATTACCCCAATTGCGATTTCACAAAGATTGATCTGGCACGCTTGCCGAAGCTTACTCAGGCGCCGTTCGACGGTCAGTTGCGATGATCTGACGGCGACGACGCTCGCTTGCTCTCATTGCAAGTTGTCACGCGGATGAGCTAAGATTGCAGAAAACGTCTGATCATTGGGCGGTGGAACATGAATGGGCTGCAAATCGGCTTCACATTGATCTGGGTCGCCGGCCTTGCCTTTCTATTTGCCCGCGCCTTGAATTACAGCCGCCTCGTCCTCAACAATCTCGCACCCGGTGAGACTTGCTGGGAGCCCTCCGATTTTCGGCTGTTCTTCAGCTTCAGGCGCTTTCGCTTGTTCGGCAACTACGTCGAACCGACCCATCTGACAGACCTCGGCCGGGAATATCAGAAACGTGTCCGCCAGACCGACGTCATCGCCTTTTTCTGGACGCTCGGCGGCCTCGTGGCTCTGGCGATCTTCTTTTCGTGAAGAGATGCAGTTCGCGCAGCGGTCAAGAAGCGGTGGAAGAAGCTCACCCCGATCGGCCATCGGAATGAAAAAACCCGCAGCGGATTTTCCGCGCGGGTTGATCTTAACTCTTTCGATGATGCCACTTTAGAGGTGTTTTGCCCGACGCGTCAAGCCGATTTCGGATTTTTAGATCTGACCCACGACTTGGCCCGGCGGCGAATAGCCGTTATTGCGCATGTCGTCCTGGATCATGCCGAGCAGTCCGCCGGCCGTGCCGCTTGTCGCGGCATTGCTTGTATCGCCTCGCATCGACGATGCCATGGACAAGCCGGGCTCATTTGCGAACACGCCGATCGGCCGGCTGGCCTGCAACGGCTGGGGCCCATTGAGCAGTCCGCGCAATTCTGCTCGTAGATCCTCGAACATTTGATGGCGTAAAACACGCTGTAAACAAAGGCCGCCAAGAACAACACGCCGAAGACCATCGCATCCGCCCTCCCCAAGGCCGCCCTCCAAGGGATGTCTGGCCGGCCGGCCACAGCGATGAATGGCTAACGTCAAACGACCTCGCGCAAAGCCTGCAGAGTATCTCCCTGATCTGTCCCCTCGTGCACCGTGTGCGCGACGATCTTCATCGCGCCGTTCGATTCCGCGACGTCCTGGGCCAGCAGCGCGAACTGGTCGTCTGTGAGGTCGTAATAGGTCTCGCGGCTCTCCTCCTCCCGCTCCTCCCACCAGACCTTGACGATGCCGGCCTTCGACAGCAGCGCGTCCTTGATGAAGGAATACAGCACCATGAAGCCGCCGTTCTGCTGCATGAAGACGTGATTGACGTAGTCCGTCTCCTGCTGCGCAGCGGCGACATCCTCCGGCCCCACCGGCTCGAAGCGCACGACCTCGTCGGAGCCGGCAAAGATGTCCATCAGCTGCGGCATCAGACCTTCGACGGTGTCGGCAACGTCGGTCGACACCGCGCGCGAGCGGCCGTCCTGCGCCGGCATGTCCTTGCGCATGTCACCGAGATAATAGTCCATCGCATCCGCCCGCTCCTCGGCGAGCCGCGCTGCCGACATCGCGGCAAGCGCATTGGCCTTCTCGGAGGCGAGCATCGCCTTCACTTCGGAAATCGACATCATTGTCATGAGATACCTTTGGTCAAAACTCATACACCGCAGCTTCACCGGCGCGACAGATACGGCACCGGCGGAGCACCCGTCGTAAACACATTCGCCTCGTTCGAATCATCGCGCCGGGTCAACCGGCGGATGTCACTGCGACGGATAGCGGGCGCATCGACGGCGTTCTGTTCTTCGAGCGCGTTCGGAGCCAGCGCGCTGGCAGCCGGAGACCACGGCGCATCGTATCGATCTCCGATGGCCGAATAGCTTGCACTTGCCGGGCCCAAGACCCCACCGAGGCCGCTCCATTTGCCGAAGCGATCGGAGAGATCCCAGGGCGCGGCACCAGGCGCTGGAAGTGAATTGTCGAGCACCTGTTGGGCCCGTGTCGTTCCGGCCAGGAAGGGGATCGGCGCAGTGGTCGGGGCTCCGGCAATGCGACTGGCCGCATCCGGCGACAACATGTTGGGCGGAGCGGGATGTTGCGGCCAGCTCGTGGCGCCGAACGCCGGCTCTACCGCCTGCGTTTGCGCGAGCCAAGGAATGGGTTGGCTGCCGGCGTCCCACGGCGCGTGGCGGGACGCTGCGGTATGTCGAGACGCTGCGGCGTGCTCCATCTTCTTGTTTGCCCAGGAGATAACCCAGCTGGCTGTCTTGCCACGAAGGAAGGGATTGGCCTTGATGGCGTTGTCGTCGAGAATCGACTCCACCGGCGTATTCGGATCCGCCTTCATCAATTTGACGCCGCCACCCGGGCCGGCAAAGTGCATGAGATAGGTCGATGTCGGCGTGACGGGGACGCCGGCCCGGCGAAGCCTTGCTTGGTTCTCCGCCGCATAACTGGCGGTCATCTCTTTCGAAAGGTCGGCATCTTTGCGAAGCTCAAGGATCTCTGCGTCCGATTTGCCTCGCGCCAGCTCGGGCTTGAGGCGCTTGATCATCTCGAGCCAGGTCCCGTTGATGAACTGCCCGAGCCCGAGCGCGCTCGATGTCTTGTTCGGCTGGTTCGCCTTCTTGAGATTGCCGCTGCTCTCGGCCGAAATGATCTTGTCTAGAATGTCCATATTGCCTTCCACAAACGAGAAAGGCGGCCCGCGAGGACCGCTTGCCTGATTTCAAGGATTGACGTTGTCGGCGCGAGCCGTGCGGGGGCGCAGCGAGCCACCCAACGACTCGATCTGATCAGTAACTGTCGACTGGCAACCGCCAGAAATGGTCACACTGCGGTCAGAGCTGCCCCGCGCCGCGGCGTCGTCGCATTACTTGCCACTCGGAGATCCCCACTTGCGTTCATCGGGATTGAGAGCCTCTCTCATCACGGCAAGCTGCGCGTCGGTGGCGGCGCCGAGATAGGACATGACACCTTCGTGGACAAGCACACCCCACGCCTGGGTGCCGCTCGGCGCAAACATGAGGGCCAAGTGCGTGCGACTGCAATTGTATTCCTTCGCGCAGACCGTGAATACTTCGTATTTGACTCCGTGTATGTCGACCAGCTCGGCGGAACTGCTGCTATAAGCAACATCGTTCCTGGCGAGAACATCCCGGGCCCAGCCCGGCAGCTTGCCGGCATGCTCGATCAGATTCTTTGACGCTTGCGCATAGGCAGGCCTCTTGAGCACGTCGAACAAATACGGGGTTGTCACCTTTGGCGGCAATTCGGGGACAGCGAGCTGCTTTCTCAGCACCGCCTGCTGCGCATCGGTCGGATTTCCAAGGAAGGACACAACCCCTTTTTCGCGCAGGCCGGCCCACGCCTGCGCGCCATTCGGCGCAAACAGGAGGACAATTGTGGTGTCGTCGCAATTCGGCTGAGGCACGCACATGTGGAATTGCTCGTGGGTAATGCCGGCAATGTTCTCGGTGGTGCGCACGCCACTGATGTAAGGCCCGTTTTTCTTCAGGATTTCCCTGGTCCAGCCAGGAGCGTTACCGAGCAGGGTCATCAGGCTCTGAACGTAGGCAGGCTTTTGCAAAACCCCGGACAGATAGCCGATGGCCATTGCCGGTGAACAGGCAATGCACAATGTAACCAGACCGATGGCTGTCCAACGAACTTGTCGTCTCATGGGTCCCCCTTCGGATGAACCAGTCATCTCACTACCACAGGTCGCGCCACGGCGAACAGATTGTGGCTATGAACAATTAGCCAAATAGCAGCAACGTCGGAGCCATCCGGATCAAACTGCGGACATCGGCGAGCCGCACGGTGTCTTCGACGTAAACCTGCTGCGGGTTCGTCTCCTTGATAAAGGGAAGCGCCGCAGCATTCACCCCTATTCGCGCCAAGTAATTCCATACGTGTCATTTCCAAAATAAAGCCGAAGCACGACGCAGCCTCCTGTCGGTGGACAGGGCCCTTGCGTCAACCTTCGAACGCGGAGCCAGTATCAGAATGACTGGGCACCAAAGACGATCGCAAGAAATACAACGACCATGATCAAGAAGCCGATGAAGCCGGCAACATCTCGCGCGATCACCACGCGGCCGGCGCCGTCACGGCAAAAACCAAGCCAGTTGAAGCGCTCTTGAGCGACGTTCGGCGAATGCACATAGGCCCGACCAAACGACAATGTCGGAATGACGATTCGCGCGATCGAACATCCGATGAATTCGAAGAAGAGCAAGTACAGCAGCTATTCCATTGGCCATGCCCTCCGTCCTCACGACAACATGCCGTAACAAATCGCCGCCATCGCGAGCAGCACCGAAAGGCACATCGCAAACCCGATCCAACCCGCAGCGTCCTGTCGCAACTCGATCCGTCCATCCGCGTCGCGACGATACCAGGGACGACGCAGCGGCGACGTCGATGTGCTGAACGGCTCGACATAGATATGTCCGGATGAAAGGAGTGGCAAAGCAGCTCGCGCCACCGTGTACCCGATCAGCTCGGCCAGCATTCGCAACGCCGGCATCGCAAAACTCACGCAGTGATAGAGACTACACCAATTAGAACATAACAAGAACACTTGTCAACCACTGGTACTACTCCGCTGCTGGTCCGTCTCACATCCATCCCCGCTCGGCATACCGGATCGGCCGGTTGAACGCGGCGACCCTGCCCGGTTGCTCGTAGCAGATCGCCATCAGTCCCAGCGCGTCCGCAGCGTGGCTCGACCAGTCGTGCTCGGGACCGAGACCGATGTTGCGCGTCTCGTCCTTGCGCTCGTGATAGAAGCCGAGCGCTTCGCGGCCGGCCTCCGTCGTGTCGGTGTTGAACCAGAGCTGCGGGCCGAGCCGCCGCAGCGCCTCGATCCGCATCATGGCCGCGCCCGGCCCCTGGTTCTTCACCGGCGGCTCGACCTTGAAGCCGGCCTCGCGCAGATGATCCTCATAGCGCTTGCCGGTGACGTTGTTGGCGGCCATGCCATCGTGCGGAAGATAGAGCACGGCGTTGTCATAGCCGCGCGAGCGCAGCCAGTTGACGTGAAACGCCAGCACCTGGCCGACGCTTTCGTAATAATCCAGGATGCGAATTTCGCTGCCGACCCATTGCACGATCCACATCGTGAAAGCATCCGCCGCAGCGCCGGCGCCGCCGATGTCGATGAAGGCGCGCAGCGGCAGGAGAGGATCGGCCGAGACTTTTCCGATCCGTCCTCCGGCACGCGCCTCCGACAGCAGCGAGGCAAAGTAGGCGCCCTCGAAGGCGCGGGCGTACTCGCCTTCCCAGATGTGATCGTAGCGCTCGGGGTAGAGCTTTTGATCCAGGAGCCGCTCCTCCCCGAGCACATCGGGAAACCACGGATTGTCGCGCCAGTTGGCTTTCACCACCACCGCGCCGTCCGGCTGGCGCCCGCGCAGAAAATCGTCGATCGCATCGCTCTTGCGGCGCGGATTCCAGCTGGCCCAGAGCTCGGAATCCTTGGCGCGGATCGTCGGCCGCAGCAGCGCGAGGCTGCGTGCGCTTAAGGATTGCGCCTCGTCGATCCAGGCGATGCGAAATCCCTCCAGGGATTTGATCGAGTCCGCCGTGTGATCCTGAAGCCCGCGGAAGATGATGAGCCCGTCGCCGGGCGTCTCGATCTTGTCGCTGAAAAGCCTGAAGCCGTGGCCGAGCCGAAGGCTCGCGATCTTGCCCTCGATCAGCCGCTTGGAAGACTGCGCCAGCGAACGCTGCGCCTCGCGAATGCAGACCGCGAGCGTGCCGCGCTCGGCCTGGCAGGTCTCGACCAGGAGCTCGCCGAAGAAATGCGACTTGCCCGAGCCACGTCCGCCGTAAACGCCCTTGTAGCGCGCAGGCTTCAGCAGCGGCTCGAAGATCTTCGCCGTCGGAATTTTCAGGATGGACAATGGCTAAGCTCGCTCACCCTAGGGCAGGCCGGTGCGCCTGCGCCACATCGCGGACCAGTCTTCGATGTCTGGAGTTTCAGGTTGCCCTTGCCGAGTTTGGCCCAGGTCAGGAGAGGCCGCGTTTTCAGAGAATGGCGGCCAGAGCCCGAAGAGCCCTCCGAACTGTTTCTGCGCAGCTGGTGGGAACGTGGAAGCGGGGCCGACGTTCGGAACCTCCGTCGGGTTTGTGTCGAACGCGGATCGGTTTGGTATTCCTGCAGGCATTCTCGTCAGGATCCGCACGTGTTCAGGAGACGTTGCAGGCACCACGCGGGCGTTCCGGAGATATTGCCGATACTCGGGGATGTAAGCTGGCGATGCCGGATTCGGGTCGAATGGCCCCAAGGCATCGGCAAACGCGCTTGGATCCATGAGGCGTCCTTCAGAATCTTTGATCTGATAGTGAACATGTGGATCTCCCGGCGTCCCATCACGGCGGAAAACGCCCGTATTCCCCATCGTCCCAATGAGCTGGCCCGCGGCCACTGGATCGCCGATCTTCACATGTCTGGCGTTGGTGTGGAGGATTTGATGAAGGAGGCCGTTCTTGTCTCTGATCGCGATCGTTCCCCACTTGTCCTCACCGGCGTTTTCAACCACACCGTCGACGGGCGATCGCACCGCCGGATTGCTCTTGTTCAAACGCGCCTCTCGTCCACCGACATAGTTGAAGTCGATACCTCGATGCGGATTCGATGAGCCGGGCGGTCTGTTGGACGTCTCTCCGTATCCACTCCTGACATGGGGCGGCACGCTTCCGATGGGTTGCAGGATCCTCCGCATCATATCTTCCCAGGACATATTCAACTCCATTCGAAAGCGGCAAGCCAGCGCGCTCGCCTACACCTTACGATGGTGCGGTTTCAGCCGGCTTGCTCAACCACTGATAATTGTCTAACTACGTTGCGCGCAGGGCACGCAGGACGTGACCGCTCAATCTGCTCGACACGGAGACACGTGTGAGAAAGTTCCTCGTCCTCGGAATTCTAGGTCATGCGATGCTGATGCTGGTGGCGTTCGCCCCCGTTGCGATCGCACAAGAGCGCCCCGCGCCGGCATTCGACAAATGGCGTCCGAAGGCCGGTGCCTATGCCGAACCCGGCAAGAATTTCGAGTCGAACTGCGACGAAGGCAACGACATGACGATCGGCGCAAAGTCGGTCAGCGGTTCCGAATGGGTCTGCGATTTCAAGAAAATCACCGATCTAGGACCGGGCTCGCTGAAGGTTGAAATGGTCTGCGACGATTACAATCTGGCGCAGAACCTCAACCCGCGCGATCCCAACTGGGCGAGCAGGCAATTCAACGAAGTCATGTTCGTCAAGCGGATTGATGACGCGACAATCTCCGTTCAGAAAAGCCTGAACGGGAAGTTCAAAGACCCTCCCTGGCGTGCAGCCTATTGCCCTCTGAAGACGCAGCGCGCGCTCGCCGAGGCCACGCTGAGAGCCAAGGTGGAAGCAAAGCAGAAGGCCGAAGTGGAACTCACTCTCAAGAGCGCTCATCCGCAGGATGGCGTCTACGCCGCGGCAGGTGCTGATTTTGAGGAACGTTGTGCAAGATTCAGGGACACGGTCGTTGCATTCGCCAGGAAGTCGATCACGACGGCCTCGAATATCTGCCAGATCAGGAATACGCAGGTTCAGCTTCCCGACACGGTCAGGATCGACGCCGACTGCATGTTGCAATCGGCCCCAGGCCCTGACGCCGTCCGCGTGCAGGACCCGGACACCATTCAGGACCGCAAGAACCTGATGTTCAAGAAGATCGACGACAAGACCGTCATCCTCTGGATCATCAACAACGGACACTTTACAGGCGATGGCCGGAAGCTGTCCTATTGCAGCGACCAGGTGCAGCGCGCCTATGCCGGGCAGCGCCGGACCGGCAAGCAGAGCAAGAACTAG